TCTTTTTTGTATAGATCATAGTAATAATCAAAAAGTTCTACTGCCTTCTGAGCAATAGAAATATCATAACGTTCTTTACCATCTACCTTATACTCTACGAGATAGGCAGTGTATGGTAGTGACTTGTCCTGTGCATCTTTTGGATCACAGTTTTCTTTAATGACCTTCATTTACTTCTGTTAATACCCCACTTGATTTGCGGAAATGCTTCTGAGATAACTGCTTTAGTAATCCTCTTGTACTTTGTACTAAGAGTCTTATCTTTTACTAGACAAACAAGTTCTGCTTCTTCAGCAGAGAGTCCTTCTAGTAGTTGAACAAACAATGATTCTCTTTTTAGACTAGGGAGACTATCTGCACCGCCTTTTACAAAACGATAGAGACCTTTGTACTCCTGTTCTAATCTAGTATGGTCTGTCCCTACAGGTGCATCATTAGGTGTGTATGGTACTTCACCCTCTGGTACAGCAGAGAGAACATTCTCATCAAAGTTCCAGATTAATATAGAACGTAATGCTTGAGAGTTATGTTTGTGAAGGATCGCAATCTTTTCCTTCTTTGTTTTTGCGTTAGATACTTTTCTTAGTATCTCACTTAGCAGCAACCTAGGGTTGCTGTTATCCATGTTTCGTGTTGCCATAATTTTGATAATGAAATCATTCTTCTTCGTCTTCGTCATCTAGATCGGGAGGTGTATCCCAAGGTGATGCAGGTCTGACGTAGATAAGTTCATCGTGAATAATGTTACCATCTTCATCTAGCATTTCTGGATGAGTAACTGACTTTGCGTAGGCAGCATTTTCAATGTAGTCTTCTACATATCCTTTTGCTTGCCATGCTATCGTTATTCCTAAAAGAAATGCTCCGATAGTAACTAAAACTGCTAGTGCTATTAGCATTGGTTCCCCCTTTGGTTAATGTTTACTTTGGAAACCAACCTCCTATGTTTGAACTAATATTATTTAGTCCTTTTCTTTCTACCTGGTCTCTTAAATAATTCATAAGTCCATGCATCTTTTAGAATGCTATAGACATAATCCTTTATCTTTCTTGCTCTAGGTTTACCTAGATGACCATACGCTTCACGCAGATATTCATTCTTCTTACCACCTTTGATGTATCCTTCTAGGTCATCAACTAGATTTCCTAGACCAACAGCAGTGCCAGACTCAATGAACTCTGTGATTTGTTTTCTTTTGATCTTGTTAGCAACCAGATAATCATATGCCTTAAAGTAAAACTTGTTTTCTTCAAAGGCAGTATCAACTGCTCGTTCAACTAGATCATAGAATTCTTCCATTATAAGAGGTTTTGTTCTTTTAGGTATCGAACAGTATCAGTACAACCCCCAAGATTACTTGAGTTTAAGACAACCTGAGGGAATGTAGAACCCTGTCCGAACTGATTATAGAACGCTTCTCTTTGAAAGTCAACCCCCAGTTTATATTCTCTATAATTATATCCCTTTCCCTCTAGTACCTGCTTGATTTGTGTGCAGTATGGGCATCCATTTCTTGTGTAAACAGCGAAGTTCATAGTAGTGTTGAATAAAAAAGGGGACTCGCGTCCCCATAGGTTTACTTTATATATTAAAGTTTAGAAAGTGTACTTAAGTCCTGCTTTCCCTGCCCAGTCTACGTCATCAACGTTAGTTGCTGCAGATAGTTCACCGTATACTCCTACACTCTCAGTGATAGACTTACCACCACCGATGTAACCGATTAGTTCAGTGTCACCGAACTCGTCAGCAGACTCTGTGTGAGTTACTGTAGGACCACCAGATACATACCAGTCAATTCCGTTAGGAGTTGTACCTTCGTATCCAAGTTGGAATTCCCATGTACCAGACTCATATGCTCCGTCTGGATATGAACCACTTGCTTCTACATTGACATAAGGACCAGCAAAAGCGGCTCCAGAGAATAGAAGAGGTGTTGCTGCAAGAGCAGCGATTGTTGATTTAATCATTTGTATTTTTTTTGTCTCGCAGATACTAAAAAACCTGCGGATGATAGCATCCCCGACATGGGATACTGTTTACATACGCAGGGGCACGATCTTTCGATCCCTTTGTATAATTATATAGTATATCTTAATACTTACTTAATGTCAAGTGTTTTCTTCTCTTGATCTCGAATCATTTTTACATAGGCAATATCTGCCTTTGTATAGAGTGCTTTATTTTTCTTGCGTGCTTTGATTATTTTCTTGCACTGTTTTAAGGTGTCGTTTAAAGTCATGTCTGATCTGTTCTAGTTTTTCTCTGGATTCTAAAAGCATTTTTGCAGTCTCTGTCTTTCCTTTATAGTATTCATCCAAATCTAATTGAACATCGATAATATCTGTAGGGTCTACTATTGCTTCAAACTCAGCATCAGCATCACCTAGAATCTCCTTGAGTCTATCAGGTAGATCTTCATTTTTAATCTTTGGTAGTTCCACTATGTTGTTGTTACTGCGTATCCTGTTCCTAATCTAGTATGCCATACCAGATTACTTGATGTTGTAGTATTTGATACAAGGTCTAGTGATGTTGATACTACTGTACCACCTAGACTCAATGTATATGCTACTCCACCTGGATTATTTGCCCAAGTATCTGCTGTCCCCGATGCAGGTGTATTGTTAGTCACACTAATACCTAACGTGTGAGGACCTGTACTTACTGTATTAATATTTATACTAGACGAAGTAGTGCTAGATGATGAACCAATGCTTGCACCATCCCATGTGAATGATGCTGTGTTATCTGCAGCAACTTCTAGTACATAGTTTCCTGCTGTCTCTATATTAATAGAGATTGATGTCGTCTGTGCTGACCCTGATGTGGGATCAGTGTTAGATGGGAATGCAGCATAAGTGTTCATGAATGCTGGCCACAGTTGATGTGGTCCTGCTCTCATCCAAGATGCTGCTGTCTGTTCATAGCACGCACCACCTCTACAAATTTTTACATACCATCCACCTGGATTGTCACCGTATCCTGTACCACCTGCATTATTGGTACACTGAACAACCATCGTTAAAGTTCCTGAGTTCAATGCTACAGTGTTTGAGTATGGTGTAGTGTAACTTCCTGATGCAAAAATACCACCAGTAGCAGGGTTGAAGTTTGATAATGCTGTTGTTGAACCACTAAGAAATATTTTTAATGTATCATCACCACCACCAGTGATTGTATAGTTATCTGTTGCAGGGATAGGTATTTGATATGTCACTGTCTGCATCACACCTTCTCTTCTACACTGTGAGTTATCTGTCCATACTGCATACTTGTTTGCCTCTGTGCTCCACAAGTCACTGTAAACGGGAAATGTTACGGGTGTTGATCTCTGTGTTCTAGTATAAGTTGTTGAAGTTCCGTCAGGATTAAATCTTGTGATAGGTCTGATATTAATATCAGGATCAAATGGTAAACAAGAATCAGGTGCTATAGTTATTGTTGGTAGCACAGGACTATAAAGATTAGACCTTGGTGCTACAAATGGTATACCGTCCTTTGGATATGGTTTTGTAAATATTGTTTCGCAATCAAATGGTACACCGTTCTCGTCAAATTTACATACCTCTTTCCAGAACTGTGGCATATCTGGGAAGTATTGATTTAGATATTGATTCTCTTCTGGGTTCTCAGGATCAGGTGCAGGATTTCCATCAAGAAATAATGTCCTTTCCACAGGTACAACTTCTGTTGGAGGAACATATCTTGCAGGTGTTGATGGGTTTATTTCCGAGTCGCAAATCGGTCCGAAGTACCCTTCTGGATAATAATAAGACACAAAAAAAGAGGGGTTTTATCCCCTCTATTTATCTCGAACGAGAATATTTATAATGCGTTACCTCTTGGTAATACCTCTTCTGGGAACACAAAGTTCTCATGAGGTTGGTCAACAGATGACATCCATGCTCTCATACCCTCGTTAAGAAGTATATTCTTAGTGTAGAAAGTCTCGAACTCTGGGTCTTCTGCTGCTCTTATCTCTTGAGATACAAAATCGTATGCTCTTAAGTTAAGTGCAAGACCTACGATACCTATAGATGATGTCCACATACCCATCACAGGTACGAACAACATAAGGAAGTGTAAGAATCTTTTGTTAGAGAAAGCAATACCAAATATCTGTGACCAGAATCTGTTTGCTGTAATCATTGAATAAGTTTCTTCTTCCTGTGTTGGATCAAATGCTCTAAAAGTTGTAGAGTATTTGTTTCCTTCAGAATATGTACTTGTATCTTCATACAATGTGTTCTGTACTGTTGCACCATGTATGGCACAGAGTAATGCTCCACCAAGTATACCTGCTACACCCATCATGTGAAATGGGTTAAGAGTTATGTTGTGGAAACCTTGAATGAATAGAATATATCTGAAGATTGCTGCCACACCGAATGATGGTGCGAAGAACCAACTGTGCTGACCTAAAGGATAGATCAGAAAGATGCTAGTGAAGACTGCGATAACTGCAGAGAATGCTAGTGCGTTGTAAGGTCTGATACCTACAAGACCTGCGATCTCAAACTGACGTAACATGAAACCTATGAGTCCGAATACACCATGTAGTGCTACGAAATTCCATAGACCTCCTAGTTGTAACCATCTTACAAAACTTCCTTGTGCTTCAGGTCCC